TAGGGGTGAAAACATTATATGAGACGGAACACGTGAGACGGAAGTGATCTGGGATTTAGTGGGACGAGGGGGGATATTTCGGAATGCGCCCGGCTGGTGCGGGTTTGCGGGGATGGGGTTGGTCTTTTTCGAGGGGTGCGGTTTTGTCCTGATTATTTGAGATTTCCCTTGCCTTCTACGGGTGATTATGGCGGCTGATTGCGCGCCAGGTCAACCCGTTTTTTGCTGGGCGGCGCGGAGGTCCGCGACCGTGCGCTTCAGCTCGTCTATCTGTTTCGCATTTTGAGCGCGCGCAAAGGTCTCTTCAAGAAGCATCATAGCCTCCGCATCAGGAAGGTCTTCAACCATTTTAATGATTTTAACCCATCGCTCCACATAACGAGTGGTCAGCGGATTCTCTTTCCCACCCTCCTCATCAGGGTGTAGCGGCATATCTGGACCTATGCCTACCGCAAGCCCGTCCGGCAGTCTTCCGTGGCTATGAGCCGAGGAAACAAGTCTTGATCCCTCTGGCGCTACATACGGCGTAGCAACAGCTACATCCGGCGTAGCGGCACATTTACCCTTAGTGAGGCGTCGCAACTCTTCCGCGCTTTTTATGCCTTGCCCAGTAGCGAGCCAGTCAACGGTGACCCCGGCCGCAGACGCTATGGCGGCGAGATTCTCCGTGGAGGGCGAAGAGCCCGCAAGGTATTTGCGCATAAGGCTTTCGCCCACTCCGACCCTCCTCGCGAACGCCGCAACAGGTTCATCCCCGACTATGGATCGGATTCTATCTTTAAGTTCCGACTTTTGAGAAGAATCGGAACTGTGGGATGAATTTTCCATCTTTCGTTCCTTTTGTCGGCAAGCAGCCGACATTACTAACAAATCAAAACATTCGGAGCCTCCGTTGGTTCCGACTTAATCGGAACTGAAAAGGAACTCGCACTATGGTGTTGACATTCGCCGCATAGTGCGGCACAGTATGACCAACAAACACACCATAAAGAGGAGTGGCAGAAATGTCCAACTGGAAAATGAGCCGCAAGACCGTAAAGCCTTTGGGAGACGCCCTCAGCGTCCGGGCGCGGCTGTGTCTTCTCGGCTGGCCGAGCGTCGCTCAGTGGGCCAATAATCACGGCTATGCAGAAGGTACGGTGCGGGAAGTCCTGCGCCGCTGGTCGCATAAAAAGTGCGAGCCGCTGGGTGGGGTTTCTCGGGATATCATGCGCGACATCAGAAAGACTCTTGAAGATGAAATCACGCCGGAAATGGCGGAAGCAGTATAAATCCCGAGGATTGTCATGAAGAAGTGGTTCACAACTCAAGAGCTAGCCGGGATGCCAGGAATGCCTGGCACCTCCAGGGGCGCACTAAAGTGGCTCCAAAAAAATTTGGCTCAGTCTCGCCCTAAAGTGCGAGGCAAGGGGCTCGAATACCACTTCTCCAGCCTCCCCGAGGAAACGCAGTGCCATATCGTGCGCGAAGAAGCCCTTGCCACCGCCGAAGAAATCTCCTCCACCCCCTCCAATCTTCCCGCGCCCGCCGCGCAGGTTCCCGCCGAGACGCGGGCGCTTGTGTCGGCGGTGCGGGAGGATGCGACGGACGTGCATGTGGGCATGCTGGTGAGCATGGACGAGGGCGACGCCAGACGGCGCAGCGAGGAGGCCATGCGGCGGTATCGGATGATCGAGCCGCTTCTATCCTTCCCACCGCGCGCGAAAGGTCGCCGCGAGAAGGCGGAAGTGCTGGCCGAGGCCCACGGCGTTTCCACGCCGACCTTGTACCGCTGGGAGAAGCAGTATCGCCAGGGCGGGATAACCGCTCTTATGGACAAGGTCCGCACCGACAGGGGGCAGGCCCGGACGCTGATCTCCCAGAAATGGGAGACCATGGCGGCAGGGTCCGGCATACGCCGGGAGAAGCTGGCGGAGATCGCCGAGGAAATGTCCCTGGCCGTGCGCGGCCTCTGGGCGCAGGCGAACACATCCGTGCGGCAGGTGCAAAACCTCGCCAAGCCGGTGCTCTACAGGCTTTCTGTCGCGGCGGGGATGCCCGAAGCGGTGGCGAAGCGCTGCTGCAACGTCCCCCGGAAGTTTGTGGAGGCTGAGCGCCGGTATTCCATGATCGCCACCTATAAGCGCGACGCCAAGAAATTTTACGACACCCACCAGACACCCATCTACAGGACGCGCGAGAACTACGCCCCCGGAGACGTCGTTTTCGGCGACGTATCGCCTTGCGACATTCCTGTTCTGCGGCCCGACGGCAAGTTGGCCTGGGCGCGCCTGATCGTTTGGCAGGATGCGGCCACCAACATGATCCATGTGACCGGCTACCTGCCCAACAAGGGTACCGGCGTACGGCGCGAGCATGTGGCGCTCTCCTTCGCCTCCATGTGCGCCCATTCACCCTGGGGCATGCCGAAGCGGCTCTACCTGGACAACGGGTCGGAATACTCATGGACCGAAATGCTCGACGCTTGGCGCGAGCTGGCGGTCTTCTCCGGCGGTGTTTTCGGCGGAGTGCAGCTGAACAGCGACGAGGGCCGGATCATCCGCTCCCAGCCGTTCAAGCCGAGGGCCAAGAACCTCGAAGGTATTTTCTCCGCACTGGCATGGCATCTGGGCTGGCATCCGCTCTACGCGGGCGGAAACCGCATCGTGAAGCGCACCCGGCGGCTGGGCAAGGCTCCGGAAGCCACGCCGCTTGAGGATTTGAAGCAATTTTTCGCGGACGCGATCCCCTACTACCACGCCACGCCGCAGAGCGGTGACCACATGAAGGGCCGCTCTCCGGTGCAGGTGCTCCGGGAGTGGACCGAGCGCGGCTGGAAGAAAATGACGGCTGACGAGGAAGCCCTGATGCTGGCGTTCTCGGACCGCAGCGAGAGGGTTGTGACCGCCGGAACCGTGGCCGCAGGAGGCTGGCGCTACTACCACGAAAAGCTCCACCAGCACGACGGCGAGAAGCTGCTCGTGCGCCACCCGAGGCATGACCCGGTATGCAGCTATGTTTTCAAGGAATCGCGGCTGCTCTGCGTAGCCCGGCCCATGCCTGTTTATGACATGGCCGACCCGCAGGGTGCGAAGTACGCGGGCAAGCTGGCCCAGGAGGCCCGCAAGGCCGTGCAGATCATGGAGGGCGAAGTGACCTGGCTGGAGCCGAGGGAACTCATGCGTGAATTTGCCCAGCTGGCCGGTGTCAGGGAAGCCATTGAAGCCACCAAGGTCGGAGCGGGCAAGATCAGCGTCACCCCTGAGGCTCAGGAGATGTATGCCAACCGCCACAAGGCGCTCGAACAGACGCTCTCCATTGCGGCCAAGTCGCAGGATGCGGAAAAGCTCTCCCTGAACCGCTGGGGGGTGAAGGAAGACCCGGCGGTCGAGGCTCTGAGGGCTCAAGGCTGGTAATTTATAACCAAGGAGGAAGATGTGGAAATCGCTGAAACCAAGTTTGTGCGCGAGGCGCTGGCCCTGGCCGCGCTGCTCAAGGAAACCCCCGGAGCGTCCGTCGGTGAGATCATCGGCGAGACCGGCACCGGAAAGACGGTGGCGGCTCGCGCGATCATGACCAACCACGGCGCGATGAGGGTTTGTGCCTACGAGGGGATGAGTCGTTACGCCCTTCTCGGCGAAGTGACTGCCGCCGCCGGGATCGAAGGGCCGTCCACCAGATGGATGCGGATGCTTTCCGAGTGGGGTCCGAGTCAGGCCGAGCGCCCGATTCTGATCCTGGACGAGGCGAACAAGCTGCGCTGGCAGGCGCTGGAAGCCTTGCGCTACCTCGCCGACGAATGCGGCTTCGCGGTGCTTCTGGTCGGAACCGAAATTTACGAGCGCCAGTTCGTGAGCGCCAAGACCCGGCCCCTGCTGCTGCAGCTCGGGCGCAGGATCGGAGCCAAGCGCGCTCGGATGGGACACCTCGACCGTGCCGAAACCTTTACCCACGTGCTCAATGCCCGCTTCGGCGATGTGGACCGCGAGACGGCCACCAAGTTCTGGCAGGGCTGCCGCAAGGGGAACTGGGGCGAGGCGGTGGAGCTGGCCGAAGAATGCCTGCGCATCTGCCGGGCGAACAATGTCTCCGCCCTGACCATGCCGGTCCTTGAGGCGGCGCTGACCTGGACCGCCAACCGCCGCGAAGTCGGCGCATAGGGGGTGGATATGTTCGGATTGACACCGGAAGGTGCGCTGGTCGGGCTGACCATAGGCAAGGTGGGAGAAGCGCTAAGCGTGATCGACGCCGCCATTGGCCGCCTGCAGAAGAGCCTCAAGGCGCTCGATGCTCAAGAGCAGGATTTTGGCGAAGTCAAAGTTTCGTCCCTCCAGGACGCTCGCAACATCCGCAATGACCGGATGCGCATCAATAACGCGCTGGGGGTCCTGCTTGAGACGAGAGAGCACGTCAAGCGCGGAATGCAGGCCGCTACCGGCCAGCAGAGTTTCAGCGATTATCGCCTCATGCGCAAAGAGCATGGCGAGGGTCTGCCACTTGTCCCTCTCGGCAGCGAGAAACCTTTCATGGCGGGTGACGTCGATCCACTCGACAAGAGTGCGAAGCTCTTCGGCGGTCGGCGGATCAGAGAAGTCCGGAAGCTCGGGTTTCCCCGTGAAGTCCTTGAAACTGAATGAATCTGACATGCAAACGACTATGCGCGCAACGGAGTGGAAAGGTCAATGCTCACATTAAATGAGATTTGCGCGGTGCTTGGCTGCTCAAAGCCTGCCGCCTCGCTGCTCAAGAATGGGAAATATGACAGGAACGGAGATTTGGTGAAGCGATACCAGGCCCTCATGGAGGCCATGGACAAGGGGCGCGAAACCCCGCTGGACCAAATCTGCATCGAATGCCCCCGACAGAACTGCGAAGGCTGCAGGGTGGCGGAACTCAGGGGATAACCCGCAACAGTCAAGGAGAATCACATGCTGCAGAGAAGCGATACCGGACGCAGGACAGGGAACCAGGCTTTCACCGCCATGCCGAACGGACCGATCTCCGGAGAGGCGCACCGGCTCGGCGTGGAGTGCAAGATTCTGGCGCAGAAGGCCGGAAGCGCCCACGAGGAGCTGGTGATCATGGGAAACAACATGCTGGCGCTTGCCGAGCGGATTGAAGGCTTGGAGGGCGCAACGCTGAAACACTTTGAAGGGAGCGAAAGATGAGCAAGCGGATCAAGCCGCAGAGCGAGATCATCACCACGGTCGAGCAGGCAAAGGTTGCAATGGCCGAAATGGCGGAGATCGAGCGCAGCCTCGCCGCCATCGAGGCGGACATGAACGAGAACATCGACATCGTGAAGCGCAACGCGGACGCCGAAGCGGCTCCGCACCAGGAGCGCAAAAAGGCCCTGGCGACGGCGCTGAACGGATTCGCCGAGGTGAACAGGAGCGAGCTGTTCACCAAGCGCAAGAGCCTGGAACTGCCGCATGGGGTGATCGGGTTCAGGCAATCCACGAGCATCGTGGCCAAGGCCAAGGTCAAGATGGCCCAGGTTCTTGAGAGGCTCAAGGACTTGGGTTGGAGCGAAGCCATCAAGACCTCGGAGACCGTGAACAAGGAAGCCATGCGCGAATGGGCGGACGGCAAGCTGGAAGCCGTCGGCATGGAGCGCAAGACCAAGGACCAGTTCTACATCGAAGTATCCGCCGAAGCCCTCAAGGGCGAAGCGTAACAACCACAAGGAGAAAAGGAATGTCTCTCACCAAAAGCGAAATCGTTCAGGCCGTAGCCGACAAGTCGGGACTGACCAAGACCCAGGCCACAGGGATCGTCGACACCGTGCTGCGCACCATGGTCGACGGGCTGCGCTCCGGCGAGTCCGTCAACCTCCGCCACTTCGGCACCTTCAAGCCGGTGACGCGCAAGGCCCGCGAGGGTCGCAACCCCCAGACCGGCGAGCCGGTCATGATTCCGGAGCGCCAGGCCGTGAAGTTCAAGCCGTCCAAGTCGCTGCTCATGGATGAACTGTAAGGCGAAACCGCCCTGCGGGGCGGTCGTCCCGGCCAATCGGCAACCGGGGCCTGATGAGCCAGCCGAAAGGAGAAAACCGATGGAAGAGAAGATTATGGATGCAATTGGCGTGGTGTTTACCGAGTCGGACAGCGACGACGGCCTGTGGGCGCGTATCGACGCCCTCGGGAATGTGGTTCCCGATCCCGGTCAGGCGTTTTTCGACACCCATTCCGTCTGGGGCGGCATCAAGGATACCGTGATTGACGGACAGCACATGGTGCGTATTCCTGCATTCTACATCAAGCGGACCCGACTGGTGAACGGAGAGTATGCTGGCAAGCATGCCTGGCTGATCAGCGACAAGCCTCTGGACGGATTTTCCATCCATCCGGCCTTCCGTCGTGACGGTGGCGACCTGCAGCAGGTTTTCGTCGGCAAGTACCAGGCCAGCATGGACGGCTCCAAGCTCTCTTCCGTTCCCGGAGTCAAGCCCGCCGTCAGCCGGAGCCTGACGCAGTTTCAGGCCGACGCCACCGCGCGCAACGAGGGCGATGTCGACGGCTTCATGCTCTGGAGCGCTTATCAGTGGTCCGCGATCCAGTGGCTCTACCTGGTGGAGAACGCCACCATGGACAGCCAGAGCAAGACCGGTCGCGGCCGCGTGGACGCCTGGGGCAAGGGTGCGGCGGAGGTTGACGCCGAGGATGTGGCACAGGCCACCTATCGAGGGATCGTCGGCCTCTGGGGCAACGTCTGGCAGTGGATTGACGGGCTCAAGACCGATGATGGTGAAATCTGCCTCTGGGACCGCCACGGCCGCAAGACATGGGTCGAGACCGGCCAGATTTCCGACTCCATTGACGACGCTGTTTATCCGGTGACCTTCATGGACGAGAGGACGAACGAATACGACCTCGGCGACCTCTTTATCGTGGACTTCGGCGCTGATGAGCAGAGCGAGTCCACGGCTCCCGATTGGCAGTATTGGGACAGCTATCGCGAGTACTTCCCGATCGATGGCGGCAACTGGAGCAACGGCGCGAATGCGGGGCTGTGGAACGTCAACTGCAACAACGCGGCGTCGAACTCGAACACGCACATCGGTGCGCGCCTGGCGAAGGAGTAATGTGTCTTGAGCCTTGAATCATGATGTGGCGGGCGAAAGCCCGCCTGTTGAAAGCGAAACCGCCCTGAGTGGGCGGTCGTTCCGGAGAGACGGCGACCGGGGCCTGATGAGCCAGCCGAATGAAAACGAAATGCCGCAAGGCGGCTTGGGAGAAACATGCAGATAACGCACCCGCAGACTTTGGTGACCGCGCTTTTCCTCGGAGCGTATGCCCTGGGATTCCGCTACGGCGTTCCGGCCGCGATGCTTCCGTGGCAGGTGAGGACGTGGGTATGTCTGGTCGCGCTCCTGTTCGGGGCTGTGAAGAGTTCCGGGATGCCCTTGGCTCTCGCCCTTTGTGTGGACTGCATAGCTCTGCTGGTCATGATCCAGGCTGACGACAAGGTGACCCTCGCCGTGTTCGCGTTGACGATGATCGGCGCATACTCTCTGAGGTCGTAGTCTGGAGGCGGAGGAATCAATGACCCAGGACGAGAAGAAGCACGAACTGCGCAAGGCTCTTGCCGACTTTTTTACGAACCCTGCGGTGCTTGCGATGTGGCGTGGCCACATCAAGCGCAAAGGTCTGAGCTCGGAAGACGCCGAAGAGGTTGTCGGATGGCTGAAACTCTGGGCGAATGGAGGCAGTAAATGAAAAAGAAGCCGGTAAATCCACGCAGGCGAACCCTGCTCCATATTGCGCACGAAGGCGCGAGGCAGTTGTGGGGGAGCGATGAGGAAATGCGCCGCTCCATTCAGGAGATTCATACCGGCCATCGTTCATGCACCGCCATGGATGACAAGGTGCTGACCAGATGGTGCTGGAAGCTCAAAGAGATGGGCGCGGACATCTACGTTCCTGATCCGGCTCCGCGCGGTGGACAAGACCTGACGAAGCCGACCACTCGGCAGCTCGCACAGATTGAACAGCTCGCTTTTGAGCGCGGATGGGAGGACGGGCTGAATGATGGACGTCTGCGTGGGTTCATCAAGCGCACGGCTGGCGTCGACGATGTCACCTTTGCCAGCAGGAAGCAGGCAACCGACATCATCTCCGGCCTACGGCGCTGGAAAAAGCAAGAGGAGTCCAAGTGATCGAACAGAAGCTGAACACGGAACACGCGCAGAAGCTGGAAGAGCTACTTCCCGCGAGCGTGAGGGAGCTGGCCGAACATATCGGCCTGGACTTCGCCTTGCGCGTCGTGGAGAAGCTCGGCGGAACCACCCTGGACGTGCCGAAGGGAGACATTCCCGCTGGCATCGCCCGTATAGAGTGGCTTGGCGAGGTTCTCGGCGAGGATGTCGCCGCAGCTTTCGTGCGCCACTATGGTGGCAGTCGCGGGTTCTATATCCCGCGCTGCCAGGCTGCCGTCGCGGCCATGCAGGATTTGTCGATCCAGAAGCGCTTCGACAACCTCTCCGAACAAGGCTTGTCGGCCCGCACTATCGTGGCCATGCTGGCTGTCGAGTTCAGCCTGACCGACAAGACCATCTGGCGCGCCCTGACAAGGGTTCCCGGTGGAGAAAAGAAGGACGGCGGCAGGTCACAGCAGGCTGGGCAGCTGCCCCTGCCTCTTTAGCGGGCGTTGACAAGGGATAGCTTTTCCGAGAAAAGTTCTGTATCAAAAAGCCAAGGCCAAAGCCTTATATCAGCGGGAGTCGCAAGCGTAGTCTTGTGGCTCCCGCTGAATGCTTTCCACGCTCACCCCGCCGCACATTGCCGTATCGTGCGGGCATGAAAAAGAATTACAATCCCCCCCCTCAAATTTTCGATGCCGCGTTCCTTCTGGTTGTGGCTGCCGAGGGTGGCGAGAAGGTCACGGACGACCCTCGCGACCCCGGCGGCCTGACCAAGTGGGGCATTTGCCAGCGCTCGTATCCCGATCTCGACATCCGCGCCCTGACCGAATCTGACGCGCGCGAGATTTACAGGCGGGATTATTGGGATGCCTGCAAGTGCGATGAGCTTCCCTGGCCTCTTTCCCTCTACGTCTTTGACGCCGCCATAAACCAGGGCGTATCCGCTGCCGCGCGGATGCTCCAGGAGGCGGCCGACGTGACCGTGGATGGCAAGATCGGCCCGAAGACTCTCGCTGCCGCAAAGTCCCACCCGGAATGGCGCGCGGTCAGGTTCATGGCCCTGCGCGCGATGCGCTACAGCCAGACGAAAAACTTCGACCGCTTCGGCATGGGCTGGCTGACGCGGATATTCGCTCTCGCCCAGGAGGTATGATGCTTCCCTTTGTTGGAGACCTGATCTCTGCCGGGGTCGACCTCATCAAGGGGTACTTCCCTCCGGATATGACTCCCGAGCAGAAGGCCGAGGCCGAGGCTAGGCTCGCACTGCTGCAGCAGCAGGCCGTGGCGCAGGCTATGTCTTTCCAGGCCGACATGGAAAACCAGCTCACCGAGCGGCTGAAGGCGGACATGGACAGCGACAGCTGGCTGTCCAAAAACGTGCGGCCTCTCGTCTTGATCTATCTGCTGGCGGCCTGGACCATCTTTGCAGGCTTCTCGCTGTATCAGCACGACGTCTCCCCGGCCTACGTGGACATGCTCAAGCAGATGCTCATGGCGGCCTTCGGGTTCTATTTCGTCTCTCGCGGGGCGGAAAAGATCACGGCCATTCTCAAGGGCGGGGGGGGCAGGAAATGACCGAAAGGCAGTTGCTGTTCGCAGCAGGACTTATGGTCGCCTGGAGCGGCTTTCTCGTGGGCATACTGCGGGCGCTCGTCTCCAAGATGGTGAGCGACATGGAGAAGCGCCAGGCCGAACAGGCGAAGGAGCTGGCACAGATCAGACGCGAGCAGCAGTGTTGCCGATCCGAGCTTGCCATCAACTTTCAGCGCAGGGAAGACTCCATCCGCGAATACACGGCCCTGAACGTGAAACTAGACCGGCTCTACGAGCTGATGGCCCGGAGGAACAATGAATGAGTTTGTAGACATCGCCAGGGCGGAACGGGAGACCCTCCGCTGGGTGCTTCTCTACGCGCTGTGGCATGCGCGCCCCTATGGCACCACGGAAATGGTGCTTATGAGGACCGCCCAGGACGTCCCGCTGGCGGTGACTCCCGACCTGGTCCGGCAGGAGCTTGCAAGTCTGGAAAAGCGCAAGCTGCTGACGATCACCAAGGGGCCTGTCTGGAAAGCCGAGCTGACCGCCGACGGTGAGGACGTGGTGGACCACCGCGCGCCGTGTCCCGCAGGCGTCGCAAGACCCCCCAAGTGGTAAGCGGCATGGCAAGGAAATCCACAGTCCAGCAGCTTTCACCGGAGATACGGTCCTATCTGGAGCGGCGGATCGTCGAGGGCAGATTGACGCTCGACGAGCTGATCGCAGACCTGCAGGGCAAGTTTCCCGACGAGGCCGCTCCCTCCCGCTCCGCCGTGCATCGTTACGGAAAGAAGCTGGAGCGAAAGCTCTCGGCCATCAAGGCGAGTACGGAAGCCGCGAAGCTCATTGCGGAGAGCGCGCCGGATCAGGCGGACCTCAGGTCCGCAGCTGTTATCAGCCTGGTCCAGTCAGAGCTGTTCGATGCGATGGTGTCGCTGCAGGAGGCCGAGGAAGAGTCCGACGCCGGAGCGCGTGTCAAGCTGCTCTCTCAGGCCGCCAAGGCTATCGCGGAGGTTTCCAGAGCGTCCGTGGTTCAGAAGCGCTGGCAGGACGAGGTGGCCGAGAAGCTGGCCAAGATCGAAGAGGCCATGCAGGACGATGCCCGTTACGACGCATACACATTCAATCGCATTAAGGAAGAGCTGTATGGCAGCTAATGTAAAGCCCATTATGAAATATCCCGGCGGAAAGAGGTGGCTGGCAAAAGACATTGCCGCCATGCTTCCGCCGCATCGTTGTTATGTGGAGGTCTTTGGTGGCATGGGGGCCGTGCTCCTGGCGAAAGAGCCCTCTCCTGTCGAGGTGTACAACGACGTCGACGAGGGGCTGGTGACGGTCTTCCGCGTCGCACGGCATCATCCCGACGAGCTTTCCAAGGAGCTTCGGTATTGCCTCTTTTCCCGTTCCGAGCGCCTGCACTGGCTGGAGTCTCCTGGCGAGACGGACATTCAGCGCGCCGCGCGGTGGATCGCTGCACGGTGGACCGGCTTTGCCGGGCTGGCCGGTCGTGGCTTCCATGTGTCCAGGACGTGCGCTGCCGCATCTCGGGACACACTGATCAAGAACATTATGGCCGTATCCGATCGGCTGGCTCGGGTGTCGATAGAATGCCTCGGCTGGCGGCGGCTGATCGACCTTTATGACCACGCCCCTTCGGGGGGGGGGGGGGGGTTTGTTTTTTTGGG